CATGCAGTCGTGGCTTCTCTTGTGGGGGAACGCCTACGCCCACATCAAGGGCAGCATCCGCCGCGGCGCCGTGGACGAGTTGATCCCGCTCCACCCGTCGCGGATGGAGGTGAAGCGGCTCGAGAACGGCAAACTGCGGTACTACTACCGCGAGCCGGCGACCGTGACCGACCCGAACCCGCAGCCGACGGAGTACCGGCAGGACGAGATTTTTCACCTGCGGTGGATGTCATCGGACGGCGTGCGCGGGTACGTGCCAACGGCCCTGTCGAAGGACGCGATCGCCCTCGCCCGGGCGACGGAACTGCACTCAAGCGCGTTCTTCGGGAACGGCGCCAAAGTGGGCACGTACATCGAGACCGACCAGCCCCACAAGCCAGAGGCTCTCCAGCGATTCCGCCAGCAGTGGGATGAGGCCCACCGTGGGCCGGAAAAGGCGTTCAAGACCGTCGTCATGCCGTTCGGCTTCAAGAAGAAGGACGACCCGGTCAACAACGCGGACGCGGAACTGGTGTCCACGCGGCGATTCCAACTGGAGGAGGTCTGCCGGGCCTACCGCGTGCCGCCCCATCTGGTCGGCGACCTGTCGAACGTCCGCTACAGCACGGTGGAGCAGGCGGCGATCGACTACAAGACGTTCAGCATCATGCCGTGGTGCCGGCGGTGGGAATTGGCGTGCCGCCGCGACCTTGTGGTGGACGACAAGACGTACTTCGTCGGCTTCGATATGAACTCGCTCATGGCCGGCGACTACGCGGCCCGCTCGACGTACCTCCGCGAGGCGTTCAACACGGGCGCCCTCGATGTCGACGAGTACCGGGCGGAGATCGGCTACAACCCGCTCCCCGGCGACCTCGGCAAGAAGCGGTTCGTGCAGGTCAATATGCAACTTCTGGACGCTTTTACCCTTGAAACACCGAACGGCCAGCCGCCCCAAGCCGCCCCGACCAGCCTCCCGGCCGAGGAGCAGCCTCCAGAGCAGCAAGACGGCGACCAACCGCCAGCGGAAGCCGAGGCCGATCGATCCATCGACGCATCCGAAGCACTTTTCCGCACGACTCTCCGACGCATCGCAGCCGTCGAAGCCGACGGAATCCTCGCCCGCCGGTCGAAAGCGGAGAAAATCACGCAATGGTTCGGCCAAGTCGAGGAAAAACTGCGTGAAGAGTTACTCGACGCAGCAAACGCTACTGGTCGAGACATTGACTCGTTCGTGGTATCGTGGCTAGAGCGCTCAAAAGACCTGCTTTTGGACTGTCATCGCAGCGGAAAACCCTACGAAACGGTCACCGATCGCTGGTTCGAGGCTCATTTCGAGGAGGAGAACGATGTCCGCGAACGAAATTGAGCGCCGGATCACCGCGTCGGACACGGCAATCGAGTACCGCGAGGTCGACGGCGGCGAAAAGCGGCCCGTGATTGTCGGGTATGCGGCCGTATTCCAGTCTCCTTCGAGAGACTTGGGTGGCTTCATCGAGACCATCCACCCGCGGGCGTTCGATGACGTCCTGAAGACGAATCCCGACGTCGTCGGCGTGTTCAACCACGACAAAAACATGCTTTTGGCGCGTTCGGCGAACGGTTCGCTCCGCCTGAAGGCCGATCCCTACGGCCTGCGATACGAAATGATGCCTCCGAAGACGAAAACGGCCGACGAGGTCGTCGAATTGGTCTCCGGCGGGTACGTCACCGGGTCGAGTTTCGCGTTTGCGATCTCTCGGAGCGGCGGCGACTCGTGGAGCACGGACGAACGGGGCATCCGCCGGCGAGAAATCCGCTCAATCTCCCTCCTCGACGACGTCGGACCCGTGGTTCGGCCCGCCTACGAGGCGTCCAGCGTTGTCGTGAGCCGTCGGGCGATCGAAATGGCCCTCGGCGACGCCTTCCGGCCGAATCAGACGATGGCGAACGCGGCTCGGAAGGGTCTGCGGGCCGCCAAGTCGCGTGGTGACTTCGACGAGCGGCTCATCGCGGTCGCCGAACGCATCGCGGAGCGCGAGGTTCTCTCCGTCGAGGAGGTCGAGTTCCTCGCCGGCACGCATCAGCGGTGCCACGAGGTCCGCTCCGTCGGCTGGTCTGGCTCGCCGGCTTGGGTCGAGTGGATGCTGGCCGGCGGCGACGGCGGCGAGAAGTGGGTGCAGCGTCGCTCTCTCGCCGAGCGAGAGAGCGAAGTTCGGACGCCGCAGGCTGCACCCCAGATTCCAGAATCTGGGACGACCGCGGAACGCGCCGCCCCGAACGAACTCTCCGAAGGCGACTTCGTCGCGTGGGACGGCGGCATCGGCCGCGTCGAGCACGTCATGCGAGAAGGCTCGATCCAAGGCATGACGGCGACGCCGGAGGCGCCGCTGGCCGTGGTGACGCCGTTCGACGACGGCGAGCCGGAAGACTACATGGTCGCCTTGATGGTCTCGGAACTCACGAAGACCGACCAGCCGGAGCCGGAGATGGACGACGAAGAGGACCGTGCCGCCGGCGACAAGTCCCAGTCGACGCCCGCCCCGGAGAAGGACCGAATCACCGGCAGCGACAAGAACAAAGAGGGATCGGCCAAGAACGCGAGTGGCAGGATCGCCGTGTCGCAGGCTGTTCGAGCCGGCCTCCAGAACAAGGTCCGCGACCACAACGAGGCCATGCGTGAGGACGAGAAGCCGTCGTGGTCCCGGACGACGCTCGGGCAGTTGCTCGCGGTCTACCGGCGTGGCGCCGGGGCGTACTCGACCAGCCACCGCCCGGGAGTGAGCCGCGGAGCGTGGGCGATGGCCCGCGTGAACGCCTACCTGTACCTTCTGCGAAACGGCAGGCCGCAGGACGCGAAGTACGTCACCGACAACGACCTCCTGCCGGCCGACCACCCGAAGTCGTCGAAGGAGCGGGGCGTCGAGGCGGACGTCGAAGAGCGCGAGGTCGACCTGAAGCCGACGACCGGCATGGCCGCAGCGGCCAGACGCGGACTCCGCCTCCACGAGGAGGGGAAGAGCGGCGACGGCCTCAAGCCGGAGACGGTCGCGAGGGCGAACAAGATCGCACGCCGCGAGGAACTCACGCCGGACCACGTCCGCGAGATGAATGCGTGGTTCGCACGCCACGAATCGGCGAGCAAGTCACCCGGCTGGGACACGCCGGGTGCTGAAAAGCCGGGTTTTGTGGCGTGGGAACTGTGGGGCGGAAACGCCGGACAGACGTGGTCAGCACGAAAGGTGGCGCAGATGGAACGCGAAGCAGAGAGGTCGGAGCCTGCGGTCGTCGAGGTCGAGCAGCAGGTCGAGCAGGTGCAGCAGCCGGAGCCGGTTGTGAACGTCGATGCGACTGATGCGGCGGCCAAGTTGGCCGCGCTTCAGGAGGCTCTGCTCTGGACTAAGTTGCACGACACCGACGGTTGATGTTAATCTACAAGTAGATACAAGCATCGCGATGGATGTCGCGATGGTCAGTGCGAGCGACGTGAGGATTCACGCCTGCGGCGCGCTAGCGGGAACACCCGCCGGCCGCCGCATCGTCGCGTATGGCCGGCTCAACAAGGAGCAGGCCAATCATGGCGTCGAATCTCAAGAAGTTGCAGGACCGGGCCGCCGCGGTCGCCGCTCGCATGGCCGAACTCGGCAAGATCGAGGATCGCTCGGCCGAGGACAATCAGGAGTTCGTCGCGCTCGGCGCTCAGGCCAGCGAACTGACCGCCCAGATCGGCTTCGAGCGTCGGCTCGCCGAGAAGGAGAAGGAACTCCGCGAGGTGATCGAGAAGGCGGCCCCCGCCCCGGTCGTGACGCCCGCCGAGACCGAGGCTCGCGCCGAGGAGCAGAAGAAGGTCGAGATTCGGGCCAGCCTCCCGCATCACACCTCCCTGCGTGCCTTCGGTGACGGCCCCGACGCCGTCGAGAGCGCCTACCGCTGCGGCCGGTGGCTGCGGGCGCACATCTTCAAGAACTCCGAAGACCTTCGGTGGTGCAAGGATCACGGCGTCGAGAGCCGTGCGATGGGCGAAAACAGCAACGCCTCCGGCGGAGCGCTCGTCCCCGACGAGTTCGCCAATCGCGTGATCCGGCTGGTGGAGTCCTACGGGACGCTGCCCCCGGCGTGCGAGAACATCTCGATGACCCGCGACACGCTCGTGATCCCCAAGCGGCTCACCGGCACCACGGCCTACTTCGTCGGCGAAGGCTCGGCCGTGACCGAGAGCGAGCCGACCTACGGCAACGTGTCGCTCGTGGCCCGCAAACTCGCGGTCGGTTGCAGGATGTCTACCGAGTTGGTCGAAGACTCGCAGGGCGTGGTGGGATTGGCCGACGCAGTTGCCACCGAGTTCGCCCAGAGCCTCGCCTACAAGATCGACCTCTGCGGCTGGCTCGGTGACGGGACGCTCGGAACCTACGGCGGCATCCACGGCATCGTTGACAAGATCAACGACGGCACGCACACCGCCTCGGTGGTGGGTGCCATCGCTGGCAACACCGGCTTCGAGACCCTCGACCTCGAGGACTTCCTCGCCGCGATGGGCAAGTTGCCGATCTACGCGAGGGCTGGCGCTCGTTGGTACGTTTCTCCGGCCGGCTACGCCGCGTCGATCGCCCGCCTGAAGTACGCCGCTGGTGGCAACACCGTCGAGAACGTGCAGGCCGGAACGGTCGACACGTTTCTTGGATACGGCGTCACCCTAGTGCATGTCATGAACAGCACGCTGGGTGCGGACGCGAACAAGGTCAAGGTGCTCTTCGGCAACATGGGCCTGTCGAGCATCTACGCCCGCCGGCGTGACTTCAGCGTCCGGCTCTACGATCAGGTCTACGCCACGACGGACCAACTCCTCCTGCAAGGGACGATGCGGTTCGACGTGAACCACCACTCCCTCGGATCGACCAGCGAGGTCGGCCCGGTGGTGGCCCTCAAGTCCGCGGCCTCGTGATAACAGGAGAACGCCAGAGATGATCCACAGCCAGAACCTCAAGGTCGTCGGCCACACGAGCGGCCCGGTCACCGTCGGCTCGACCGCCACCACCACGATGGTCGTCGACCGCCGGAACTACGACTACGCCTCCGTGGTCGTGTCGAAGGCGCCCTCCGCCGGCACGTCGTTCGCGAGCGTCCTGAAGATCGAAGAGTCCGACGACAACTCGTCCTACGGCGACGTCGCGGCCTTCGTGAAGGACGGAGCGAGCGGCTTCACGATGTCGGCGGTGAGCACCTCGGTCGGCTCCATCGTCAAGATGGACGTCGACTGCAAGGCTCGGAAGCGGTACCTCCGCGTGACGGTGACCCCCGACGTGACCGCTGCGGTCAGCGTCGTGGCGCTCCTGTCGCGAGGCGAGGAGTTCCCGTCGACCGACGCCGAGGTCAACGTCGCCAAGTGGGTCAAGGGCTGATTCCCGTACAGCGGGACGGCCATGACGGCCGAGCAGGCGCATGGAGGCGCCCCCGCTCCTTCCAAGGAGCACTCCATGCTACTGCGTATCGGCAACGTGGAAGCCGAGGTCAAAGTGGCTGCTCTGATGAGCACGCCACGCCTCGGCTTCACGGACAACTTCTTCTGCGTCGCGCAGGCTCTCGCGCCGCATCGCATCTCGCCGATCAAGTACACCGGGGCGTTCTGGGGGCAATGCCTCCAGCGTTCGATGGAAACCGTCGTGGACAACCACGACGTGATCCTGACGTTCGACTACGACACGATCTTCACGTCGAAGACGATCGAAGCGCTGCTCGCACTCCTGATGCACTCGGGAGTGGACGCGATCGCCCCGCTCCAGACGAAGCGGGAGGCGAACGCGGTGATGTTCGCCCTGCCGGGCGTCACGCCTGAGCAGCAGACGACGGTCGACGAGGACTGGTTCAAGAAGCCCGTCCAGCGGGTCGCGACGGCGCACTTCGGCTGCACGTTCCTGCGGTGCTCGGCGCTCAAGAAGACGCCGAAACCGTGGTTCTTGGCGAAGGCCAACGAGCAGGGCGAGTTCACCGGCGGCCACGTCGATGAGGACATCGCATTCTGGCGCGCATGGGAGTTCGCCGGCAACACGCTGGGCATCGCGACGCACGTCAGCGTCGGCCACGCCGAACTGATGATCACATGGCCCAGCCGCACCACCGAGGGCGGGAAGATTCAGCAGCACACGACCGAGTATTGGAACAGCGGCCAGCAGGCGCCGGAGGGCGCGTGGGGATTCGTGGCATGAGAGTGCGGATCAAGAAGAACTTCGCCAACTACAAGGAAGGCCAAGAGTTCGACTGGGGCGACGGGATGGCCCGCGTCCTAGCCGCCCGCGGCCTGATCGAGGAGGTCCGGCCGGCTCCGCCAGAGGTTGAGACCGCGGACGCGACCGATCCGCCGCTCGAGCGGGCCGTCGAGCAGCACCGCAGGAAGCCGAAGAAATGAACGTCACGATTGTCTACGGCGAGCCAAGGTCACCGACGATCGGCATCACGCCGTACCGGAGCCTGTATCAGGCTACGCCGCCCGTGGTCGAGCCGTTGAGCCTCGCCGAGGCGAAGGCGCAGTGCCGCATCGACGACGACACCTCCGACGCTCTCGTCCAGACGTACATCACGGCCGCGAGGCAGTACGTCGAGGACATCCTCGACATCAGCGTCATCACGCAGGTCTGGCAGGCCCGCTATGACGTGTTCCCGTTGTGGGAACTCATTCTGCCCCGCCCGCCGATGCAGCCGGAGACCGTGACGGTCACCTATCGCAACGAGGCAGGGCAGAATCTTTCGCTCTCGAGCGCCGCCGGCGACTTTCAGGTGGATCGCTACACGACGCCGGGCCGCATCTACCCCAACTACAACGGCGTCTGGCCGGCGGTTCGCGGCGACGAGAACAGCGTGGTCGTGCAGTGGACGGCCGGCTACGGCTCCTCCGGTGCCTCGACGCCGCCGATCCTCCGGCAGGCGATCGCGCTCTTGGTCGCACACTGGTTCGAGATGCGGCAGCCCGTGGTCACTGGCTACTCGCAGGTGCTGCCGGTGCCGCAGACGTTCGACACGCTCTTGGCGGCCTCCGGGTGGGCCGGCTACCGATGACACTCACCGCCCAGATTCGCGCAAGCGTCGATGCCCGTCGCACGACGCAGAGCGGGCTGGCGACTGGTGTCGAGGTGAAGCCGATCTCGATCGGCGTGGACGCCGGCGACTGCGACTTCGTGTACGCGGAGCGGCGGACGTTCGGCGAGATCGGATACGACGAGATCAACTTCTCCACCGGCGGCCTCTCGGTCGTGAAATTGCTCTTCGTCAAGAACCTCTCGGAGACGTCGGCGATCGGCCTGTCGGCCGGCTGGAACGGCACGCAGTTCTCGATCTTCCGGCAGGACGTGACGTCGTGGAACTTCTCGCCGATGGTCAACCTCGGGAGCCTGACGCTCCGCGGGTTTCCGATCCGGCCGCTGGGGGCGTGGCTTTTGTCGTGCCCGAACTCGGACGGGTTCGGAACGACCGTCGGGGGATCGATCCTCCGGGTTGGCGGCGTGCCTTCCGAACGGTACGAGTTCTACGCGATGGGGACGTGAGCGATGGCATTCTCGGCACAGATCAGCCTGTCGGTACTGGCCCACGAGACCTCGGCGACGGACCTGTCCTCGTCGCTGCGGGTGACGCCGGCGTCCTACGCCCAGACGCTGACGAATGGCACGGCGGGCAACCAAGCCCAACTGGCGTGGAGTGCCACGAAGACGCTCTCGGGTGCGTCACAGACGTTCTCGCTGGCAACGCTCTCGGACGTCCGTGACGGGGCCACGGTCACCGTGACACTCACGGCCGTGAAACTCTACTACGTGCGAAACAAGGGGGCGTCGAGCCTCGCGTTCGCCGGGGCGCCGTTTCCAGCCTCCGGCCTGACCGTGGCAGCCGGCGCCGTGGCGGTGCAATCCGACCCGTCGGCGGCCGGGATGTCGGCCTCCGGCGTGACGGTGACCGGGACCAACGGCGGCTCCTATGACATCGTGCTCCTCGGGAACGGGAGCGTGTCGTGATCGACATCGGCAAGTACACCGAGCGGGTCACGATCCTCGCCCCGACGGAGACGCGGAGTTTCTCGGGCGAGTCGACGTTCTCGTGGGAGACGACCGTCGGGACGTTCTGGGCGCAGGTTGAGGGGCTGTCGAGCCGGGACGTCCTGCAAGCCCAGCAGGCCAACGTGATCGCCACCCACCGCATCCGCATCCGGTACCGAGCGGATGTTACGCACCTCCACCGCGTGGTCTGGAGGGGCAGGACAATGGAGTTGGCGAGCGTGACGGAGCGCGGGAACCGCACGTACCTCGAGATGCTCGCCAGAGAGGTGCAGTGATGGCAGTTCGCCTCGACGCAACCACATCGCGGATTCTGCCTCGCGGCGGCACGGCCCGCGACGCCGCGGAGTCTTTCGCCAGTTTCGACATCTCCGGCATCGGCGACCTGATCACGGCGCTCGAGCGGGCGGCGGACAAGTGCCTGCAAGACCCCGGCGGCTACCTCCAGAAGTCGATCATCAAAGGCATGGAGGCCGTCCGCGACTCGTACCGCGGGAAGGTCAACAGCGTCACCGGGAATCTGAGCCGGGCCACGGTCTCGCGGAAGGGAAAGCGGACCTACGAAGGCATCTACATCGCCGTCGCAGGCCCGCAGCACGCCGTGGCTGGCAAAGAGTGGGACGTCGAGGAGAAGGGGGCCGGAAACCACGCTTGGCTCGTCGAATTCGGCACCGACCGCCGCCGGCCAGCGACACAGAACCGCCGCACGTACCTGAACGTCCACGAGAAGATCAACCGGCGTTTCCGGCGGATTACGAACCGCGATGGCGGGTTCGTCTTCGACAACGAGCAATTCGAGCAGATGGGCCGTGGGTACTACTTCCTGATGGGCAGCATCAATGAGCGGCACCCGGCCCGCAGGACCGGCCGTGGGGCGTTCGTCCGCACGAGCGGCGGTGGCACGCGGCCGTACTTCCTGTCGCCAAACGAGACCTACGGCGCCATGCGTGCCCAGCACCCGATGGAGCGAGCCATCGGAGACAGCCGGCAGGCCGTCCTGTCGGCGGTGCGGGCGTCCCTGACCAAGTTCGTCGCCGACCTGAGCAACTAGCCATGCTCCTCCAGCCAGAAAAACACATCTACCAAGTCCTCGCCGGCAACCCGGCGGTGGCCCGCCGGGTCGGATTCCGAATCTACGCCGTGGCGGTGCCGAAGACCGACTTCCCGTTCCTTGTCTACAAGAGGGCAAATGTGGCCCGCGAGTCGACGCTCTCGGGGCCGCTTTACCTGCCGATGGTCAGCATCCAAGTCGCCTCATGGGCGCTCACCCACGACGCCGCGAGGGAACTCGCCGACGACGTCCGGCTTGCGCTGGACGGCCGAACTGGCACGCTTGCCGGGGTTACAATTGAAGATATGAGGTTGGTGTCGGAGACGGACGACTTCCTCGACCCCACCACCGTCGGTTCGCAGATGCCTCCGGCCTACGAGGTCCGGCAACTGTGGCAGGCGAGGTGGCAGGAGTCGCAGTCTTAGATCACTGAAACAGACAACAAGGCGCAAGGAGGCGCGACAATGGCTGGTATTTCCGCACAGGGACTCACGTTTTCGTTCGGCGGCACGACGCTGACGATCACCAGCGTGCAGGTCAATGACACGCAAGACCTCATCGACGGCAGCCACCTCGGCATCGGCCCGAACCAGCGGCGAGAGTTCGTCGGCGGCTTCGCGACCGACCGCGAGGTCACCGTCGACTACATCTCAACGAACATCCTCACCGCCGGCGCGTCGGGCTCCCTGTCGATCACGGGGCCGATCAACTTCAGCGGCAACGCGACCTGTGCGTCTGCGTCGCTCGGCGGGTCGGTCGGCGCCCTCGTCTCTGGGAGTGCGACGTTCCGCGTCGCGTAAGCGATGGCGGGCCGCTCGTCCCAAGGCACGACGTTCACGTTCGCAGCCGTCACGTTCGCAGCCACGAGCGTGCGATACGTCGGCGGCTCCGAGCGTGCGACAGTCGCGGCCCCGCACATGGGAATGGGCCGCGACGACTTCGAGCCGACGTACATCACGCACCGCACATCGGACGAGCGGCCGAACGTCGAGTTGGAGTTCATCTCCGGCACGCCGCCGGCCATCGGGGCGACCGGGGCGATCTCAATCGCCGGAGCGTTCTCGTTCACTGGCGCCGTCGCGACGTGCGTGTCGGTGCAGGTCACCGCGAGTGCTGGTGACTTGGTGCGAGGGAGCGCCTCCTTCCGCGTGCAGGTCTGACCGTGCCGATCGGCGTGCCCTACAACGCGACCTTCACCTTCAACGGCATCGCCGCGACGGTGACCAGCGTTCAGGTCGAGACGCCCGTCGCCGAGATCGTGGACATGACCGGCGTCGGCGACGCGACGGGGTACACGGTGCAGGTCGCGACCGGAGCGATCACTGGCGGCTCGGTGACGGTGGACTTCCTCTACGCCGGCGGCACCGATCCGCAGACGCTGATCGGAACCAACGGCATCCTCGCGTTCACCAGTTCGGCCTACTCGGTCAGCCGGCGGGCGATCCTAGAGAGCGCGAGTGTCACAGCACAAACGGCCGACGTGGTTCGCGGCCAGTTGAAGTTTCGTATGACCGATTCCACGGTGTAGGAGGTTATCCGTGATCCTGTCGAAGAAGGCGATCCTCGAAGCGAAGGACATCAAGACCAAGGAGGTCGAGGTCGCCGAGTGGGGGGGCAGCGTCTGTGTCCGCGTCATCAGCGGCGCCGATCGCGACGTGTTCGAGCAGGCGTTCGCCGACAAGAAGATGGAGTCGTTCCGCACGAGGTTCCTCGTGCTGACGATCTGCAACTCCGACGGCGACCGCCTCTTCACGAACGACGAGGTGGAGGCTCTCAACAAGAAGTCGAGCGCGGTGATCAACCGCCTGTTCGACGTCGCGTGGGAGTTCAACGCCTTCACGCCGGCCGCCGTGGAGGCGCTGGGAAACGATTCGCCGAGCGCCCAGAACGCCTCTTCTACCTGAGGCTGGCTCTGGCGCTCGGCCGCAGCGTCAAGGAACTCTTGAACACCGTCGACAGCGAGGAACTCTCCGAGTGGGCTGCGTTTGACCAGATATACCCGCTCCCGAATCCGTGGCTTCAGACGGCACGCATCTGCCGGACGATCATGGCCGCGAGCGGGAACTATAAGCGCATCCCCGACGAGGACGTGTTCATCCCGGCGTCACGGAAGAAGCCGCAGTCCAACGAGCAGATGATCGCGGAGTTGTCCAAGTTGTTCGGCCCGCCGCAAGGATCGTGAGATGGCGAACTACATCGGCAAGATCGCCGCTGTCGGCACGATCAACATGGCGCAGTTCAGCCGTGGGCTGGACAACAGCGCCAAGGACGTCGAGCGTTTCGCCAAGCGGATCAGTTCGACGCTCTCTTCGGCCAACTCGGCAGCAGCCCGGTCGTTCGACCAGATTTTCACGCCGATCCAGCGACTGGAGCGCGCGATTCAGGCGAGGTCGCGAGACCGCCTGAACATCGACACTGGCGGCGCGGAGGCGAGGATTCGCGCTCTCGTCGGCGCCGCCGAGGACATCGCAAGGCCGCTCGGGTCAAGCGCCAAGGCGTTCTCTGGCCTGTCGGCGACGATCCAGAACGAGTTCGTCGGCTCGTTGGTGCGCGCTCAAAACGCGGCAACGACGGCCCAGAACAACATCACGCGCGGCGCGATCAAGAACGCCCAAGACTACGAGCGGTACAAGCGAGTCGTCGACGAGACGGTGATTTCGATCCGCCGTCTCTCCGAGGCCGGCGCCTCCGTCTCCGGCCTCGCGAGCGGTCAGGAGTTGCGGTTCCAGCAGGCTGGCCTGCAATCCGAACTTCAGCGTGCCGCCGCGATTCAGGGTCAGGCCGGCTCTCTGCCGGCGAGCGCGAGAAACAGTCGCGGCAACGAGATCGCCAGAATCGTCGCGCTCCAGCAGCGCGAGGCGGAAGAGGCCGCGAGGCTGCTCGCGATTCTGGAGAACATCCGCAACACAAGAAGCGAGGACTACGCCGCGATCGCACGGGCGCAGGGCGCTCTGGATGGTCAGGTGCAGCGGCTCGGAGAAGTCAACTCGCAACTGGAGCGGCAGACGCGACTGGTAGCGGAGTTGCAGGCGCTCACCTCCGCCGGCCCTCGTGGCAACGAACTGATCTTCACGAACCCGGGCGTCGCGAGAGAGTTGCGTTCGTCCGCAGCACTGCGACAGGCGGCATCGGAGGCGGCCGACCCGTCGCGATTCTCTGGGCTTCTCGCTCAACTCAACCAAGCGGAAGACCTAGTCGCCCAGTACCAGTTGGAGGTGCAGCAGAGGCCGAGACTCGGCGTGGACGCAGACGACGCCGTCCGCCGGCTCGAGCAGGCGAGGGAGACGGCTCGGCGGGTTCGCGAGGAGATCGAGGCAGGCATCGACTCGCAGAACAGAGAACGCGAGATCGCAGCAAACATCGGTGCGTCTACTCCGCTCAGGTCTGACAGAGACCCAACTGGCCGCACGATCCAACAGCGAATCAGAGACATCGCAGCGGAGCGAGAACAGCGGGCGGCCGCTGAGGAAGCGCTCGCCGACCGCCGGCGCCGCGTTGAGGCGGCCTCTACGTTTCTCCCACCAGTCATCACGCCACCAGACCCTACAGCCGAACGCACAGCCCAACTCCAAGGCATCTCCGACCGCCTCGGCCCAGACATCGCCTCGTCGGCAGCCGAGTTCGCACGGCTCGAGGCCGCGACGGTTCAGGTTAAGAACCAGATCGATCAGTTGCCAGCCGGCGTGAGGACGAGGTTCATCCCGGCGATCCGCGACGCCGAGGACGAACTCCTCCGCCTCGCCGCCACCGACGCCTCGCCGGAGGAACTGGAGCAAGCAACACAACGTGTCGTGCAGTTGCGGCAGGAGGTCGGCCGGACAGAACGGGCCTTCAATGCGTTCGGCGGTTCGTTCCGTGACTTGGCCGACGCTGGAGACTTCCGCCGGGCGGAGGCACGGCTCACTGCATTGAGGCAGGAACTTCTGAGGGGTACAGGCGACACAGCACAAGCCGAGGCCGCCGCGGACAGGTATGCCGCCACACTCCAGCGGGCCGCAAGCATACCCGGAGGGTTTCGTCAGTTGGCGGCAGAAATTAATCAGGTCGAGCAAGAGGCCATTCAGGCGGCGGCTGCCGTTTCTGGAATCAGCGCTCGGAGACTCAACGAGAACCTTAACAGATCTGGAGACGTCGCTCGTGGCGCTTTTGGAAATGCCGGACTCGCGATCCAGCAGGCTGCATTCGCCGTAGATGACTTTTTCTCGGTGACGGGTGACTTAGACCAGCGCATCAGGGCTGTCGGAAACAATATTTCGCAGTTTGGTTTCGTCATCGGTGGCACCTACGGGCTCATTGCTGGAATCAGCGCATCTGTCGGGGCGCAGGCGATTTCCTTTTTGGTCAAATGGGCGAACGCTGGACGAACGGCTGAGATTCAGACGAAGGCACTGAACGACGCCCTCGCACGGCAAAAATCTCTCGTTGAGGAACTGTCTCAGGCGTTCGCGTCGCTAGGCGATTCCATCGCTAGGTCAGTCTTCTCAAGACCCGGTGGCGAGGTTAGGGCGTTTCGCCGAGAACTTGAAGAGATCGCCAAGAAGCAGCGTGAACTCCGAAACCAGAGGGCGTTTTCGCTGGACGAGGGCGTGTTGCGGGCTAGGGCAGATGTCCGAGTCGCCGAGAATGCTCTTGGCGCAGCAACAACCCGCGATGCCGCGGTTGCAGCGCAGCGGCAGTTGGCCGCCGCCAGAGCGCGACTCGCCGCCGAGGAGGAGCGCGTCCGCCGTCGGCGTCCGATTTCGCCGCAGCAGGTTCGCAATGATGTTGCCAGCGAGTTTGAGGCTGCAACAAGACGAGCAGTGGATGCAGCCGTTAGGGCGGCAGCCTTCGCTGGAGGAGACGAAGTCGCGGCGAGGAGAGAAGCGACAATAAGGGGTCAACAACTTGAAGCAGCGGTTGCCGCAAGGCTGCAAGGCGTCAACGATCCGGCCGAGCAAACGAGAATACTCCGAGACGAGCAGCAGGCGGCCCAGCGTCGAGGAGACGACCGTCTCGTCGCTGAACTAGAGGCGATCATCGACCGCATTGAAGGCCCTGTTAGGGTGGCGGCCGACCGCTTCGTCGTCACGTTCCTTGAGGCCGCAAACAAGGCGGCTAGTGGAATATCCATTGCACAAGACAGAGTCGCGCAGGCTATCGCGGACGGCATTCCTTCTGCCATCGCCCTGCAACAGGTGCTTGACAGCCTCGGCGATCAAATCAACACCGCCCAGCAGGAGATCGCAGACGCGCAGCGGGACTTCGCCGAAAGCGCGCAGACGCCGGAAGACCTTGCGAGACGCGACGCTAGGGTTCGCGCGGCACAAGCCAGCGTGGACGCCGGAAACGCCAACCGCGAACTCGCCAACAACTTGGCGTTAGAACTGGATCGACGGCGAATCGTCGACCCGCAGTCGCTGTTCTCCTCAAGACTCGAACGTGCGCGGCAGAACCTTGCAGTGGCTCGACTTCCAGAGGGGCAGATTGCGAGGGAACTCAGAGAACTTGATGCGAGACGAAGCCAAGTCTTGCGAGAGATCGACTCAGCCTCCGGCGATGACGCAAGGAAAGCGGCCGCAAACGAACTCGAGGCCATAAACCAACAGATTGCAGCCGTCGAGGGGGTCACGTCTGCGCTTCGCTCGTTCTCGGACGCCCTGAATCAAGCCGAAGACGGCGTCAACTCTCGGCTGCAACAGGCCCAACAGCAACTTGACAACGCCATTGAGCGAGACGTCGCATTTAGCACTCCGCTGTCTCGTCGAGATGTCAGGCGGGCAGAGGAGGACTTGGAACGCCAAAGACGATCGGCTCAAACAGCCCAAGATGCTCTGCAAAATCAAAGAGCCAGAGTCGAGGAGGCACTAGCGTTAGCGCTTCCACGCGAACTGGTTGAGAGGCAGACAATAACCGAAGAGTTAGCCAGCGGTTCGCTCACGGCCGATCAGCAGGCGCAGAGAAGGGCGAGGCTCGCCGAGATCGACAGAGAGATTGCTGCCATTGCCGCTGATGTTGAGCGGCAAGCGAGGGAAGCCGTTCGCCAAGACATCCTCGAGCGACAGCGCCCGTTGCTCGAGGCCGCCGGGCAGCAGTTCCTACAAAGCCCGGGACAGCGTGCCGCAGAGCAGTTGGCGAGAGACTTTGAGGGCATTCGGCTGGCAGCCGCGCGAACGGCGGAGGAGACAACGGGCCTGATTGATCAAGCGGCAGTCGGTGAAGCGAGACAGCGTGCGTTTCGGCAGTCCGCCGAGCAGGTCGCTCCACTCCTTGTCGGCTTCTCCGACGAAGTCGCCAACGCCCTCCTGCAAGGCCCGTCGCGGGCCGCCCTGCAAGCATCGGACGCATCAACGCTTCAAGGCCAGCAGGAACTCAACAGGCTTCTCCGCGGCGAAGACCCGGCGAGAGACGTGAATCTGCTTGAACTTCAGAAGCAGACCAGAGAACTCCAGCGACTTGTTGAGTTGGCAGAGGAAGGACCGCAGGTAGCCCAGTAAGGAATCCACCGATGGCAGACATCACCTACTCCATGACGCTCAAGGTCGACAAGGACAACCTGTCGAACCAGATTCAGATCAGCCAGATCACGGCCTCGATGTCGAAGGCGGGCTACAAGAGCGTCGTCTATGACCTCACGACGACTTCGACCGTCATCTCGACGGCGAACCTGTCGACGGTCGGCGTGGCGTTCCTGCGGAACCTCGCCACGTCGTCTGCGTCGACCGTGCAGATCGGCATCGAGGCCGGCGGCTCGTTCGTCGGCTTCGCGACGCTCCGGGGCGGTGAGCCGGCGATCACGAGGCTCTCGAGCGGCACCGAATACAAGGCGATTGGCGTCTCCGGCGCCCGCCTCCGCGTCGACATCACAGAGGGCTGATCCATGCCGAAGATGGTGAAAGAAGTCTACGCCGGCGTCCAGTACGACTTCTCGTCGGAAGAGGGGCAGGTCGCATCCTCGACGACGAGAGTCTTCAGGATCATCAAGTCCAACGTTGGCGAGTACGTGAACGTCGCCGCGTCATGCGGCGTGCAGATCGGCCAACAGCACCCGTCCGAATCCGGCCTCTATTGCTCGTCGTACTCCGCTCAGTACGACGGCGACAGCCGGATGGTGATCGTCGCGACGTTCAATTACCGGACGACGCCGGGTGGTGGAGACGCCGGCCAAGACCCCGGGCAGTTCTCGCCGGACATCCGGCCGGCGAACTGGTCGATCTCGACGACGCTCATGGAGGCGCCGGCATACCGGTGGAAAAATCTTATAGACCCAGATGAACCTGACTCTTACGGCCCACCCGTAAACCCGGTCGGCGACAGGTACGAAGGCGTGACAAAACTGGTTCCGGTGAGCACGATCACTGTCGAACAGTTTGTGCTCAACGACCCGACGAGGCTCTGTGAATACGCAGGGTACGTAAACAGTGAGCCGGTCATCATAGGGTCGCTTGTATGCGCCGGCGCCACACTAATGTTCCGAGGGTTGTCGATGCAGCCCGCACTTGAGCAGCACGGAACCGTTCTGTACAGGGGCTGGAAGGCTTCGTATGAGTTTATGTACAAGAAGAACGAATCTGAATACACCTTTGAAAGTGGCAATACTATACTAAGTTGGACAGGATGGCGACACGAACAAATCGTTGAAGGCTTAAACATCATCAACAAGCGATTTGTATCAAAAGCCGCGGCAGAGGATGCCAATGTCGAGGCAGGCGCGCTCGCGCTACAACTTGTGGATTCAGAAACCGGAATCGGAACAGCAATCAAGGGGTGGCCGGACAACATCGATATCGCCGAAGGCACCAATTTGGAAAAAGTCCGCGGCATGGTTTTGATCGGCGGCGAGGGACCAAAGCCAACACAGAGACCGTGTTCACTTCCAATTCCACTGAACGAGGACGGCACACCGCGATCGCGTAAAGCACCCAAACCAGTTCTTGTAAAGGCGTACGACGTTCAGCCACTAATCGACTTCAACTCGGCTCCGTTCGATCTGAGGCTCACCTAACATGGCCGAAGGCTTCCTCCTTGGCCCGAACCTGCTCTCGCAGATACGACGCACCATCGACCGCGTCGACGGGGAGCCTATCGGCTCAGGTTTTCGACGCGCTCAGGTCGCCCTCGAGGGCGAGGGGCCGCGGTCGGCGAAGGTGTTTCGCATATGCACGTTCACCGGGTCGTGGGCGATCAATGCGACCAAGACTGTCACGTTCAAGTACCAGACGACGACACCGAATACCGTGTCTGCGTTGAACCTGTACTGCGGGCTCAACCCCGGCACGACCACGACAGACATCAGCATTGCGAAGGAAGGCACGTCGTGGTTCTTGGTGCAGCCAAACCTGACGCAGCAGCCGGGATACTCCGCGAGTGGCACACAGGTACTGACGATCCAAAACGGCGTCCTTCGTTGGATCGGAACCACGGCGTGCTGACATGACGATCGCAAGCAAAAGCGGCGGGCTGATTCTGAAGAGCGGCGCGCTGGCGACGAATTGTGGATGCTGCGTCGGCTGGTATTGCTGCAACACGGCGCCAAGTAATGTGTTTTGCGGTCTAGGTGCCTTTTTGCGCGTGTCTGTTACAGTAACTGCACCCGACTATTTCAAGCGGGTTAGTGAGCAGTGGAACATTCCATGTACTGATTTTGGAATTGTAAGAGGCTTCATTGCTCAACGCAGGACTACATACACATTTGGCTCTCACTTGAATGGCACTTTCGTTCTGAGTGGCACGAGCACTCAACTGTCGCATACATACACAAACACGGACAGGATTGGATGCACTGGTCACTACTTGAACGTGCAGTTAGCCAGAGAAACAAGATTGACTAATGGACATGAAGTCAATGTATTGCTTGTCTATCCTCCAGTTATAGCACACCGAGTGTTTGAACATACCAAAGTTCAGGCAGGGCCGCCGCCCGTGTCAAGCGCTGGAGAAGGAGACATGACTTGCAATGCAACAATAACCAACCCTTATCCATGCGGCCCTGCATTTCCAAACTACAGCCCGAGAGTTGTCACATCATCGCTCCTTTATGGGGCATCGTATAACTTCGACCAAAACGACACAGAACCATTCGGACGAATAGCATTGTTCGGGCCTTGCTTTTCGGGAACCACAGTCACAAAAAACTACTCTATCGCGTTTGACCATCCTGTTCACGCTGGAAGTAGTGACGAAAAAGGACCGATAGGCAATTTTGCGATAATATCAGAAGAAGGGTCTCTGTCTGGCTCAGTGTCCATGACTGTTGAGTTCTTGTGAGACACAGCGATGCCGTGCGTTCAAGTATCACCCGGCGCGGCGCCTTTGTATCTTGGCGTCCATTCGTTCAGTTCTGGGCCTCACGCGACAGAAGAAGACTGTCTTAATGCCTGCAAAGAGGGGGCGTGCTGCAACGGCACGACTTGCGCAATCAGGCCGAAGTGCGAGTGCGATGCGTTCGGCTACACGTTCAAGGGATTCGGCACGAAGTGCTCGCCTATTTACGGAGAGTGCCCCGCCTCGGTATGCACGGATTGCTGCTCTAGCGGATTTCTTACTGCGCAGGCCCAGAGAACGCTAAGTGTTAGCACGAACCTGACGTTCAGCACGACCTGTGGTGGATCGAACTATGCAGCATCAATAAACCAGAGCGTTACTTTTCGCAACTTAGCGCCAACTGGCGCTAGCCCTTTTTACAGCCCTTGCAATTTTATTGCCGGCAGCGACTACGGACACTTCACGCCGCCCAGTCCTATTTGTGCGATGGAAATGACATTGGAAATCAATTCAGTAGCAGGCGGCGGCTGCACAGTACGCGCTAGTGTGTATGCAAGCATGAGATTGTCAGGGGCTGGCGGGTGGGCGTTGTGCGCGGAGTTTCCATTGGCTTGTCCAAATGGTCAGCCGGGAGTGTTCGTGCAGTACGGGCAAGTAAGAACGCAACCATTCAGCATTGCCGGAGGGTGCATGAGCGGCGTGGCGATTCCAATCAACGGAACGTACACGCCAGTGCAGGGCAATAATCCTGTTTTAGTGAGCGGACTTTTGGGCATTCAGCCAAACCCTCTTCCATGACAACCTGTCATCGGTCGCACCTTGAGGCACGTTGCGTCGAGCGCGGCTACACGCTCGATGAGGTCATGCCATGCGTCGTCGAACAAGTGGGCGACCAGTGGACGATCGACACCGAGCACCCTGCGTATCCGAGGCACCCGAAGCCGGGCTACGAGCCACCGTCACCGCAACCTTCATCCGGCCCCGGCACGGAACTCTCAAAGTTACTCAAACGCTTCGGCATCGAGCCGACGCCGACCTGCCAGTGCCGAGCGAAAGCCGCCCAGATGGACGCATGGGGGCCGGACGAGTGCGAGAAGCCCGAACGCATCGATGAGGTCGTCGCCGTGATGCGTGCGGAAGCCGAGGCTCGCGGCCTCCCATTCCTCGACATCGCCGGCAGAATGCTCGTCCGCCGAGCAATCAAGAACGCCCGCAGAAAGGCTAAAATGGACTAATGGCTACTTTCGCGCAACTACCGGGTACCCTCGACGCAACTTTTGTGGCCGGAGATGAGGTCGCCATCGCGCTAGACTTCGACCGCGACCTCACCGGGTACACGATCACGACGGCCGTCTACGTCACAGCCGTCTACGCCTCGGGCGGCGGCGGCACCGGGTTCGTGACAGGCATCGGCGAGACGGCGGCCACGTTCGCCATCTCCAACACAAACCTCGCGGCGGGTCAGATCACGATCGGTCTCTCCGAGGTTCAGACCGCGGCGCTCTCGCCGGCGATCGCCTACCGCTGGTACTTGCGGTGGGTTGATACCGGGCAGGTCACGAGGACCGTTCTCTCCGGCACCGTGACAGTGGCGAACCCATGAGCATCAACGTCACGGTCGTCGGGACGACGAACGTCGTTGCCAGCGTGGCCGAGACGACCATCGGCGTCTCCGTCGGCTCGCCGGGATCGGTCGACGTCGGCATCGGCACGATGGTTGCCCAAGCCGTGACCGGCCTGCTCGTGGCCGGCGGTAACAACGTCACCGTCACGACGACCTCCGGCGTCTTCACGATCGCAGCCGCCGACGCCCCGGTCTCAAGCGTCAACGGGAAGACCGGCGCGGTCGTTCTGAACGCCACCGACGTCGGGGCCGCCAGCAACACGCACGGCCACTCCTACGTCCAGAGTCTCAACAGCCTAACCGGGACGCTCAACGTCCTCGCCGGCAGCAACATCACGATCTCGACGTCATCGAGCGGGATCACGATCGTGGGGTCGGCCGGCGGCGGGACGGCCGGCGGGGCCGTCTCGAGCGTCAACGGCCGCACCGGCGCCGTCACACTCTTAGCCTCCGACGTCTCCGCCGCCTCGGCCAGCCACACACACGTTGCCGCGAACATCACGGACTTCGCTACAGAAGCCGCCAAATATGGCCCCGTGTCAAGCGTCAACGGCCGCACCGGGACGGTCACACTCGTGGCGACCGACGTGTCGGCGGCCTCCTCGACGCACGCCCACTCCTATGTCCAGAGCCTGAACTCCCAGACCGGCACGCTCTCGATCGTGGCAGGCGACAACGTCACGATCTCGACGTCCGCCGGTTTCATCACGATCACTGGGTCGGCCGGAGGGACCGGCGGCGGCGCGGTGACCAGCGTCAACGGCAGGACCGGATCAGTCACGCTGGTCTCGACGGACGTGTCGGCCGCGAGCGCCGTCCACACGCACGTTGCCGCCAACATCACCGACTTCACGACCGAGGCGGCCAAGGTCGGCCCGGTGTCGAGCGTCAATGGCCGCACTGGCACGGTCACCCTCGTCGCCTCCGATGTCTCCGCAGCATCGGCCAGCCACACGCACGTCGCAGCGAACATCACCGACTTCACGACCGAAGCGGCCAAAGTCGGCCCCGTGTCCTCGGTAAACGGCAGGACCGGCACGGTCACGCTGGTCTCGACCGACGTCTCCGCGGCTAGTGCCAGCCACACGCACGTCGCCGCGAATATCACGGACTTCTCTACCGAGGCCGCGAAGGTCGGCCCAGTCTCAAGCGTCAACGGTCGCACCGGCACGATCACGCTCGTCTCAACCGATGTCTCGGCCGCGAGCGCAAGCCACACACACGTTGCCGCCAACGTGACCGACTTCGTCACGGAAGCGGCCAAATACGGCCCGGTGTCCTCCGTCAACGGCAGGACGGGCACGATCACGCTCGTGTCAACGGACGTCTCGGCGGCATCGGCTAGCCACACGCACGTCGCCGCGAGCATCACGGACTTCGCGACGGAATCGGCCAAATACGGCCCGGTCTCCAGCGTCAATGGACGCACAGGCACGATCACGCTCGTCTCGACGGATGTCTCCGCAGCCTCCGCCAGTCATACGCACGTCGTTGCCAACATCACGGACTTCGGCGCCGGCGTGCTGGCGAACCAATCGGTATCCAGCGTCAACGGACGCACGGGCACGATCACGCTCGTCTCAACCGATGTCTCGGCGGCCTCCGCGAGCCACACCCATGTCGCAGCCAACGTCACGGACTTCGTGACCGAGGCCGCGAAGGTCGGCCCGGTATCGAGCGTCAACGGCAAAACCGGCACGATCACGCTCGTGGCGACCGACGTGTCGGCCGCGAAAACCGTCCTCGCCGTCGAGACGCGAGGCCCGCTGGCGATCGAGAACAACTACAACGCCGGCACGTCCGACATCGTGCGGATTTCTGCCACGGCCGCCACGGAGATCACGGGCCTGTCGGGCGGCCAGTCCGGCGTCGTCAAGTTGCTCGTCAACGTCGGCACGAATGACGTCACGTTCGTCTCCGACTCCGTGGAGAGCGAGTCGTCGAACCGAATCACGATCGTCGGCGGCAATAAGAAACTCAGCCGCGGCGAGGCGGCGTCGGCGTTCTACGATCCGACGAGCAACATCTGGCGGATCATCAGCGACCCGCCGTCGGCTCCGGCGTACTCGTGGACAACTTTGTCCGTCACCGCCGCCCTCAACAACTACAACCCCGGCACGCACACCGTCCTGCGTCTCAGTGCGAACTCGGCGCATCTGGTGACCGGCTTCTCCGGCGGCGGCGAAGGCTCCATCCTTCGGCTCATCAACGTCGCCACGCATACCGTCACGCTCGTCCACGCCTCGACGGCGAGCGACTCGTCCAACCGGCTCCTGCTCGACACAGGGACCGACCGCACGCTGGACGAGGATCAGCAGGCCGAACTGCTCTACGACCCGGTCTCTCTGCGCTGGCGGGTCACCCCGTGAATCGCCGCGGCGTCGGGACACGCCTCCTGCGTGCGTGCGCCCTCTTGGCTCGGCGTTCCTTCGCCAGCCGCCGCCTCGAGCACCGCGAGCGGTGGGCCAACGAGAACGGCCTCGACCGGGACCGTGCCGTCCAGTGGATCGTCGAGGAGGCCGAGAGGTTCGGCTTCCCGTGCGAAGAGGGCGTGGCCCTCCGCCTCTACGTCGCAGCGGCCCGGCACGCGATCCGGTCGCAGCGGTATCAGGTGGCCGCACCTGAGCGGAGGCCACGGACTGAGCGGACTGTGCTCCCCGGCGAACTGGCTGTGATCACCTGTCACTTCAACCCGGCCGGCTACAGGTCTCTCAGGGACAACTACCTGCGATTCATGCACGAGATGCGGTGGTGGGGCGTGCCGACGTTCGTCGCCGAGGTCGCCTACGACGGGCAGGATTTCGTCGATCAAGACGCCTTCCTGAAACTCCGCGGGGGCGATAGGAACGTGCTCTGGCAGAAGGAGCGGCTGCTCAACCTGCTCGTCGAGAAACTGCCGGAGCATTTCGACAAGGTCGCGTGGATCGACGCGGACGTGCTGTTCTTCGACCGCTCATGGGTTCAACGCACACGCGAAAAACTGGAGTACGATCCCGTCATCCAACTGTGGAATCGCTGGCACTGCATCGACTCTGCCGGTCGCGTTGGCGAGGTGCTGTGGGGCGTCGGCGACGACGCATGGCGATACCTGTCTCGGCCCGCGTGCCCGGGAGGCGCATGGGCGGCCCGCAGGTCGGTCTTCCCGCTCTACGATCGCCACATTCTCGGCTCCGGCGACGCGATGTCGCTTGTGGCGTGGTGCGGCCGGCTGGACCGCCTCGCGATCAAATACTCGAGCGAGGTCATGCGGGAGGATTTCGCCGCATGGGCCGAAGACGCTCACCTGAAGGTGCAGGGACGCATCGGGACGCTCGAAAGCGACGCGATCCACCTCCACCACGGCTCGAGGTCGCGGCGGCTCTACGTCGATCGCTGGAAGCCTGCCCTGAAGTGGGGCTTCGACCCGCGCCGGCACGTCGAGATCGAAGAGTCCGGCCTGCTAGCATGGACAGCGTCGGCCCCCCCGCAACTGCGAAAATGGGTGGCCGAATACTTCCTCGTCCGCGACGAGGATGGCGAAAATCTCACTTGACCGCCACTAGACTTCCCAAAGACACTATTCACGATGCCGGCGACCCACCACTTCCTGATCGCAGGCGCCCGCTGGGTGTGGCGGTATAGCCGCCTCCGCGGGCAGGCGGCCGGGTGGGCGTACCTGCCGAATCCGAACAAGCCCGACGAGCCGTCGGTGCGGAAGGTCTTGATCGACTCGCGGCTGAAAGGTCGGACTCGCATGGAGACCGAAATCCACGAGGCGCTCCATGTATGCTTCCCGCAGATGTCCGAGGAAGTGATCACGACGAGCGCCCGCGACGTGAGCAGAATCCTCTGGTTCTTAGGCTACCGCCTGCAAGAGGACAAGCAGCCGTGAGCAGCACGTACATCGTGGGCGCCGGCGGCTTCGGCCGCGAGGTGCTCCGCTGGGCACGGGACGCCGGCATCGACGTGGACGCCTTCCTCGACACGACCGAGGGCGTCGCGTGCGGCCTGCCGATCCTGCCCGACGACCTCGTGTTCTCACCACGCGACGTCTTCCTGTGCGGCATCGGAGAGCCGGCGCTCAAGCGGATTGTCTGCGAGCGACTCCGCAGCCGCGGGGCGCGGTTCTGGACGCTCGTCCATCCAACGGCGATTGTGACCGAGCCGGCTGCGATGGGCGAGGGCTGCGTGATCTGCCCGCACGCGATCCTGAGCGTCGGCTCGTCCATCGGGCGGTTCGTGACGGTCAACTGCGCCGCGACCGTCGGCCACGACACGGTGACCT